AATTAATCTTGATAAACTTAATGAAAAAGAAGTAAATGATTATCAAGCAAGTGAAACAGCCAGAATAAAAGAACAAACTGATAAAATAGAAAATACTTGGAAAGAAGTAGAAACTATTGTTAAATCTGGAGTTGTTAATGATTATAAATTACCAGAATCAGAAAAAGCTACTTTTAGTAAATATGTATTACGTGATGAAAAAGGTGTAAGTCAAGCTGATTTGAAACGTGGACAATTAACTACTCAACAAATGCTACTTATAGATTATCTAATTATGAAAGACTTTAAAGTTGTAGGATTAGATAAATTAAAAGTAGATAAACAACCAGAACAAAGAAGTATAGGAGTTATGTTTAAAGGTAAATCTTCTGCTCAAAATACTAAAGAACTTACTTTAGATGAAATTTTATAATAACTTTCGTAAATTTAATTAATTAATACAAAATGCTACCTTTTAAAAAAGAACTAATCATTTCGGAAGGGCGTTATAATGATAATGAGTTTTCATCAACTCGTCATTTAGCTAATGCCCGTTTGACTAAACCAGAAGTAATAAATTCGTTTATTACTTATGCGTATGGTACACAGAGTAGAAATTTTCCTATGCTTTACGCATTAGATGGAAATGGACACAAAAGAGCAGTCAAATCACTTGATGGTGCTTATCAAGTTAAGATGTATGGAAAACCTCGTAAAACTGATGGTATTGCAAGAGTTATCCCACAACAAGAAAAAGCAGGTCAAGGTGGTAGATTTTTCAAAGCGGCTTTTAAGTCTAAATTCTTCATGCGTAATGAAGTAATTAGTACAGGTGGAGTTCAAAAACCTATTCAAGCACAAGTATATGGCGACCCAGTTCGTGATGGTAATGCTTGGATATACACACTTAAATTATCAGGTGTTCCTTCATCTGCATATTGTCCTGCTGAATATCTTAGACCTGGTGCTGTATGGGGTTTTGGAGTTGTTAAAGTAGGTCAAGAACGTTCACGTGGAACTGACCACAGACAACCACAAACACCATTTGAAATTACTAATCAACTATCTGTAATTCGTAAATCTTACAATTATGCAGGTAACGTTGCTAATAAAGTAATGTCAATTCCTTTTAAAACAGAAAAAGGAACTATCAACTATTGGACAGAGTGGGAATTGTACTACAATGAAATGTTGTTCAAACAAGCACGTAATGAAGATTTGTTATTTAGTGTATATAACAAAGATGAACATGGTGTTATTCAGAATATTGATAGTGATACTGGTGAAGCAGTACCAATGGGTGCAGGTATTTGGGAACAAGTGCTTAACGAATTGAGTTATGCTAAATTAACAGAGAATAAAGTTAAAGATTTTATCTCTATTATGTTGGATAATAACCAAATTGGTGGTAATGATAATTCTGGTGAATATGTTATCGTTGGCGGTACAGGTTTACTTGAAGAAATTGATGAAGCATTAAAACGTAGTTCAAGTCGTTTCTTAACACTTAGTGATAAGTTTGTTAGAGGAAAAGATAATATGGGATTACAATATGGTGCTTATTTTACTGAATATTTACATAGTAGCGGTAAAGTAATTAAGTTTACTTATGACCCTGCTTTTGATTATGGTGCAAAAGCACAAACAGCACCTCGCCACCCACTTCACCCAGAAAGAAGTTTAATGTCTTATTGTGGACTTGCACTTGATTTCTCTATGGTAGAAGTAGATAAACCTAATGGTACAGGAATGGAATCTAATATCATGCTTACTTATGAAGAAGGACGTGAATATGAAGATTGGTTAGTATTAGGTGGTGCAAAAGTACCAAATGTAAATATGCAAATGTATAAATCTCGTGCTACTGATATTGATGCTTCTGCTATGCACATGATTGCTACACAAGGAGTACACTTAAATAAACCTCACTCTTGCGGTAAGTTAATTTGTAACTTCTCATAATAAATTATTAACACATAAACCAATTTTCAAAATGAGTAATGTAATAACAGTGAAGCAAATTGTAAAACCTGTATTTTCAGGTTTTAACCTTCCTAAAGAAATACAAAAAGATTCTGTACGTTTTTATAGTCCAGGATTCAAAGATGGTGGTGTAGTAGTACACACAGGATTAACTTTTGAAGAACAACTTGAACTTTTACCAATTTTAATTGGTGTAAGTTCAACAAGTTCTGATTTTCAAGCTAAAGTAGATGAATATTTTGCTAATTATTCTTCTCGAATACCTTATGATGGTGTTGAATTAGATGCAAGTTATAGAGAAATAAATGGTAAAAAAATACCTGTAAATATACAGGATTATCTGTTATCTAAATTAATGTCAAGTGATACTAACGTATGTACTACTGCTGATAAAGATAATTTACATTTCTATAAATTTGTTCTAATTGACAAAGAAGCAGAACGTAAAGCAGAAGAGGAAGCATTTGCAGAAAAACGTAAATCTAATATTGAATATGTTAAACTTATTGAATCTAAAGAAGATACTAAGTTGAAATATGTTTTAACTATTTTACGTAAAGAAGCGGATATTACAACTATTGAGATTGATGATTTGACAAGAATACAACTTGAACAAAAGCTATCTGATGTTGCAACTAAAGCACCTGATAAATTTGTAGCGTTAGTAAATACTGAAAACTTACAAACTAAAGCAATGATTGCATCTGCTATTGACTTAAATGTTATTAGTAAAATAGGTGAATCATTTTTCTTTGAAGAAGAGAAACTTGCTGATAAATATTCTCAACTTGTAGGTATTATCATTAAAGACAATAACCTTACAGCAAAACTTATTGCTAAAGTAGGTGCAGTTAAAAAAGAATTGAAATCTTAAAATGACTATTCGGGATATACATATTCTTATTGAGCAAGGACTTCAAAAGATTGGAGTCTTTGCTTATGCTGATATGGAACATGATGAAATAGATTTAGCTATTGATTCTGTTACCATTAGAGAAATAAGAAATATCTTTAAAGATATTGATGGTATTCAACACCCTAATAATTATGAAAGAAATCAATATGAAGCTGATTTTTTAAGAATACTTAAAGAAAAGAAGTGTATAACTGCTACCAAAACAGATGATGGTTATTCTATTGATTTACCTACTAATTATCTACATTTAATTTCAGATTCAAGTAATGTTATAGCGTTGAGTTGTAATGTTAAAACATTAGATTCTGAAAAAGAAGATGTTTTAGAAATTGGTAAATCATATAGAGCAAACGGTGATGTTTTACATAATGGTAAATGGTATAAAAATTGTGAAATATTTGTAGCTGAAACAACAGATTTGTATGGTAAAGTTACAGAATTAGCAACTAAAAAAGTACCAAACAGATTAACTAAAAGTGAAAACATTGGTAATATTCTAAATAATAGTTTAACTAAAAGTAATTTTAAATCTCCTGTTAGTGAATTAATAGGTAATACTTTAACAGTATATGCTGATAGTTCTTTTAAATTAAGTCAAATATGTATCACTTATGTAAGATTACCTAAAAAGGTAAGTTATTATAATGATATAACTATTGAGTTTCCAGAAGATGTTCAATATTATTTAGTTGATAAAGTAGTACAACATATATCTATTAGAATAGAAGAAAGCCAACAAAAAATAGTTAATCTTAAATCAGAAAACATTGAAAATTCATAATTAAATTTAAAACAAACAATGAGAAGAATACTTATTGCAAAAGACCTACCGTTAGGTCAGAATAAAGAAATCGAACAATTAGCAAAAGGTCAAATTGGTATTTATGGAATGAATAAAGATAAATATCTATTTGAACCAGCAGGTATTGGAGGTTCTTATGAATGGCTTCAAGTATATTTAGGTGGAACACCTCCTCCTTCTGATACTATTGATATGCCAGCTTATGAAGGAACTCGTTTGTTGAGTTTGAAAAAAGCTCCTTACAAAAAAGCAATTAACGCTGTTTGGCGTGTATCCGTTGATTATGCAGGTAAATCATCTTTTGATGAATTTTTAATTAGTATTGC